ATGTTCATAGAAATATTTTAATTAAAAGTTAAGAAACCCAAATTCTTAATTTGTCTTCATTTACGAATTAGATTAAACGAATACCTAAAATCTCGAGAAACGTTATCTTTGAATCTTTTCTTTCGATGTAGAAAAGATACCAATCAGTTTTACTAAATCTCTCGAACGAGAGGATACTTAGAAACTTCCAAGTGTTCTCTTTCTTCCAAGAGCATTCAAATGGATGAATAATCATAGTCGATATTTAATGAATAAATTAATCGTGGTCATCTCCAACTAATTGCTCAGTTGTATACATTAGACGAGAAGAATCCATTTCATTAACTAAGTCGTGAGCAATCTCGTAGACATCAATATCAAATGCATCAATAAGGTTATCGATTGACGAAAGGTCGATAATCTTATCCAAAGTATTCGCTAAGTCTCGTTCTGAACGTTTAGGCATAGTGTTTTATTAAATGAATAAAGATTGTAATGGAATTGTATAATACCATTATAATACGCAAATTGAATTTTGTAAATGAGTGTTACATCATTTTTTGTTCCATTGCTTTTGCAAAGTCTTCCAATGCTTCTCTTGCCCCACAATTAGGGCAGATCTTTGTTTTGTTATCTCTCCTGCTAATCGCATAACAGAAACCATTCTCATTAAATGTTCTTCTACATTTTGGACATCTCATAAATCTAATGATAAGAATTAATCTTCGTCGTCTTCTATTGTTTTCTCAAGTCCATCAATAATATGAGCTATAAAGCTCCCGAGTCGATAATTAACTTCTCTCTCCTTGCCATTAAGTTTAATGACAAAGTAATCTTGACCTTCGTGTTCCACAGACACAGAATGTTTAGACATAAATATAATGTTAGTAACTAAGCAATTTGTTGGAACCCATCAAACCATTCTCCTGCTTTACTTGTCTTTGGGTCATTGCACCATGCTTGTGTTCTCTCCCAATTCAGATTCTGAGCCATTAGTTTTGGTTTTTTCCCTATTCTAGAATAATGACGATAGATCTTAAATGTTCCTTGTTCTCGTGGTAACATACTCTTAATTTATTCTTCTAAACCTCTCCTCCATAATGAACCTATTTGCATTCTGATAAAACAATTCATTTGGATTCATCTCCTCAATCTGAGAATAGATAGCAATATGCAAGTCATCTACTGAACTAATATCATTTCTTCCAATCTGTTCTATCAAAGCATCTTTTTGCTTTGAGTTTAGTGTTCTAGACATAAGCATTTAGATTAATGAATTAGATAGCTAGAATTTAGCTCTTAAATGGTCAATATTGAAACGTAAATATCTTTTGTGATATAATATTCATCTAACAATATTTTCTATCAAATAGGAGCAAATAGGAGCTATTCGTTTTCTAACTTATTGTGTTCTTCAATCGATTCTTTAATTCCAGGAAATGAAAGAGCAGCACTAATACCTCCTTGAATAAGCTTAATAATGTAAAAAGCTTTGTCCTCTAATAAAGACAACGTACAATTAGCTACTGTCTTAAAGAGATTTTCTGCTTTTGCTTCTCCGTGTTCATTTCCATAAACGATTGCTGTCATCTCACCTGTTTTTTTATCTCTTCCAAAGAATACAACTACGTCGTAATCTGAGACTAAAAGAATCAGTTTACTTGGGTCTTGTTTGTTTTCCATTTTGTTTATTATTAAAATAACTTAAGAGATAGAACTACTTTCTCTCGAACAATCTTAAGAGTTGGAGTTGTTGTTATCAACCAATACGGCCATCCTTCATCAAATTGGACAATAAAGTAAAAGTGTTTGTCTCTCCAACACATTCGATGAATGCGAAAGAATTGCTTTGCAAACTCTGATAACTTACAATTATTCATATTGTTCATCGGTTAAGATAACTGTAAAATGACCATTGTCACTATTGTCTCCATCATTCTCATCGCGTCCTAAATAAAGGTCATTTTCAACTCTCGAAAGATCTTTAGTAAGCCATCTGATAAAGTCAACCATCACTGTGCTAGGTTCTAACCTTCCTAATGGTGTCATTCTTAACATTGGTTTATTTTCTAATTCTGTTTTAAGTTCTACAATATAATCATTTGCTTTCTTTGCTAAATCTTCTCCTAACCAATGTGAAAAGAGAACAACACTCTCGTCCACATAATTCATTGACATTACTTTCTTAAAACTTAATGATGCTCTGTTTCCCATAAGCGTTATATGTTAGAATAAATAAATTCTAAAGTTTCATCAGATAACCTCTTTTTAGTGAGAATTTCAACGTATTCTATTTCATCGTGTGAAAATGCTTTTCCTTTAATCATTTTTGTTTCAGTATCAGCTATTTTCAAAACTGCTCCCATAAGTGATTCATAACCCATTCCTCCGTCAAGGGTGCAATCTTCAAGTCTAGACTGTGCTTCTGTCATCAATTCTTCTTTTGTATGATATGGACCTAACTTACAAGCATCGTAACCACCTTCTCCTCCACCCCATAACTTTCCCCATACAATACCTGTTGATGTAAATGTGTGCATAGATCTTATGTTAGTAACTAAAATCAAATTCATCTACAGCCATCTCTGCTTCGTCTTCTGTCAATCCAATGTCTGTCATTGCAAACGACTTACATTGCTCTCTGACAGATTCGTCACTTGTTAAATCAATCATATGTCTTATCTAGTTTTATTTAGTTTAGCCTCAATTCTTTCAATTTCTTCTATTAATTCTTCGTCTGACATATATTCATAATTCTCTCTGAGTAATTCACAGAAGTCCATTTCGTTTGTAATCATTTCTAACTTATCTTCTGCTGGTAACCTCTCTGCTAAGGTAACAAACTTTTCTTCTAATTCATAACGAGGCATTTCATCTGGGTTTTCTAACATAGTATTATACTTAGTGACTAAAGACTATTTGATATTCTTAGCATTAATCTTAGCATTTCTTTTTTCCTCTTCTGCAATAGTTTCATTAAGCATTGTTGATAATACTATTGACTTATCAGATTGATGCTTCTTTATTCTATCAGATAGTTTCTCTACTGCTACAATCTTCTCTGTAGTCTTCTTCTTATGATTCATAGTAGAAGATGTAATCGTCTTCTTTGTAGGAATAGGATTTGTTGCTTTATCAATACTTTTCTGAAGTATACTCTTATAAAGGCTAATAGCATCTTTCTTATCTTCTCCACTTATGATAACTACTGTCTTCTCTACTCTATACTCTACTGTATACTTCTTTCTTGCTACTCTTCTTAAATACTTTCTACTAGCATTCTCTACTAATGTCTCATAGCTATCTCTCTTTACGATAGCATTGTAAGGATACATCATACTATTAATTCTATTATGCATTGCTTAAAGGTGCAATGCTATACTATACTATACTATACTATACTATTGTATTGATAACTTCTGTCGACCCAGGTTATCCTCATTGGCCTAGTCCAGGTTTATTGGCATTATCATTATAATAATATAATGGATTGATTAAGTAACCTATTTAATTGTTAAAGAATGGTTTAATTGTTGACAGGGTAATAATAATACGCAAATGGAAATATGTAAATAGAAGACCAAAGGCCTGTAAACATTGGTCATTAAAAGTTATTAACATGCATCTGATTAATCTAACAGGTATAATGCCTGCATAATGAGGCATCTCTCATATGATTAAACAGATGAGTCTCAAAATGAAGGGGTAAGGTGTGGTGAATATGGATGGGTTGTTTTGTTACAGTAGTTATACTTAGTCTGAATCTGTATCTGACAACTACCCTCTCACTCTGATTCAATTCTCTGGAGAATACCATCTTAGCGTCTATTTATGTTTATAGAAACTGTCGATCTTCTGAAGAACAAGAATCTGCAAGATTCCTTCTAAAAATTTTTTCTTAAATTGTAAACTGTCGAAATGCCTATTGATACTAAGCATGTAATCATTAGACCTTTACATGCTATTTACAGCTATTCACTTTCGTGATATAATTTGACCTGTACAATAATGTACTTACGAAGTATGGATTTATCAAAGGTCACAAAGGCAACACTAGAGAAAGCAGTAGACGAATACTTTGCTAGATGCAAACGTAAGTCGCTTTCGTGTTCAATGACAGGATTAGCTTTACACTTAGGAGTTACTAGACTGACATTGATCAATTATCAAAAGACAGATATTTTTGGAGACATATTAGAACGAGCAAAGTTACGATGTGAGAATCTGTTAGAAGAACGAATGATTGCTGGTGTAGCACCAACTGGAATGATCTTCATACTTAAGAACAATTACGGATGGACAGATAAGATTGATGTTAATCAAACAATCAATGGTCGTCTTTCGATTTCTGCTTTATTTGATGAAGCACAAAAGCTTAGGTCACGAGATACAGAACCGCAGATCGAAGGAGAAATCGTTCGCGAAGAAGTTCCAGTGTTAGATTTATTACCTGATAATTTATTTTAATAAGAAAACTATGCCTGATTCAAATTCCGGGTCTCAAATGTTAACATACAGAAAAGACCCAGCCGGTTTAATTATGGAAGCTACCATTCCGAATGGTACTCCACTAACGACTACGTTAATTTTTGCACCTGGTGCATTAGTTACTAGTCTAGACGACAGTAAGATTTATCGTAATTCTGGTACTTCTGCTGCTCCTGTTTGGGATTCAATTACTACAATCTCTTCTGACGAGATTGATTACGGTTTGATTCGAACTGTTACTGTTCCTTTAACTGCTGCTCAGATTAATGGAATGTATGCTGCTCCTGTTTTAGTTTTAGCTGGAGTAACTGGAAAATCGATCTTCGTTGATTCAGTTGAATTCAGAATTGCTAGAACTGCTACTCAGTTCGCTGGTGGTGGTACTGCTTGTGTTCAATATGATTCAACTGTTCAAGGAGCTGGTACAGCAACGACTGCTGTTATCGCTGCTGCTGTAATTACTGCAGGTGCTGGTACTACTGTTACTCATAGAATTCCAGTCGTTCTTTCTGATGTTGCTACTACTGCAATTGAAGGAAAAGGTTTATACTTCTCGAATCTCTCGGGTGCCTTTACTACAGGAACTGGTACTGCTTCATTGATTGTTCGCTACCACATCTCCTAGTTAGCTATTTACAGAAATAGTAATTCGTGATATAGTCTAATTTGTTACCATCTGATTAACTATGAATGACTTAGAACTTTACATCCAATGGCAAGAAAACCCTCTCAAATGGGTTTGCGATATATTTAACCTTCGTCCTCAGCAAGTTAAAGCTGAGCATAAGGAAAAATATGATCTAGCTGTTTCTGATCGGAAGTTCTCTGAATTCAAAGCTGGATGGTTCGAACCTTTTATTAAAGGTGAAGAAGTAACATGGCAACAAATCGCTATTCTCCTCGCTGTAGGTGCTGCTGTACAAAAGAAAGCATTACCTAGAATCTCAGTTAGATCTGGCCACGGTATTGGCAAATCAACTACACTTTCTTGGTTATTACTTTGGTTTCTGTTTTGTTTCAAAGACTCGCAGATTCCTTGCACAGCACCTACTAGCGATCAGACGCATGATATTCTTTGGAAGGAAGTTCAGATATGGCTTTCGAAGATGCCAAAGGAAGTTAGTAGTTGTTATGATTGGTCAAACGATTATATTCGAATGTTCGAATCTCCTCAGACTTGGTTTGCTAGAGCTCGAACAGCTAGGAAGGAAGCACCAGAAGCATTAGCTGGTGTTCATGCAGAACACGTTCTTTATTTAGTTGATGAAGCATCTGGAGTCCCTGATGAAATCTTCAATACTGGAGAAGGTGCTCTCACAGGAGACAATTATATCTTTGTGATGATTTCCAACCCTACGAGGTTGTTAGGTTACTTTTTCGATTCACATCACAACGATGAAGACAATTGGCAAACGTTTAATTTCAATTCAGAAGAGAGTCCAATTGTTAATGAAAAATTCGTATATCGCATTATTGATAAACACGGAATCAATTCAGATGAGTATCGTATTCGTGTCAAAGGAGAATTTCCAGCAGAGGATGCTTTAGACGATGGAGGTTATCTACCATTACTACTTGAAGCAGATATTAGAGAAACTAACGATGGTGGATTTACTGGTCCAGTAAGAATGGGTATTGATCCAGCTGGTGAAGGAGACGATACTACAGATTGGGTAATCAGAGATAACTATAAAGCGAAAAGAATTGCTTCAGAAAAGATTTCAAATCCAAAGTCGATAGCTCAAAAGACTCGAACATTAATGGATGCATATCATGTTGATGCTCAATCAATCTGGGTTGATAATTTTGGAGAAGGAGCTAACGTAGCTCAAGAACTAGCTTTCGTTGGTATAATGGTTAATGCGGTTAATGTTGGAGATCATGTATCAAAGGAAGAAGAAGATTACGATAAACTTAACGGAGACAAGTTATTTATAAACTTAAGAGCAAAAGCATATTGGTTTGTTCGTCATTGGTTACGAACAGGTGCTGAACTTGTCTCTCATAAGGTTTGGAAAGAACAGTCTACAAATATCAGATACAGAACAGAACTTTCAGGTCGCATTAAGATAATGAGTAAAAGAGAAATGAGAAGAGAGGGAATCAAATCTCCAAACTCAATGGATGCTTTAATGCTTACATTTGTAGATGGAGAAGCTATTAGAGAAAGAATACCGATGAAAGAAATTGATTTAGACGAAGATGAGCAGAGTGAGTTTTTATATCCTAGCATGAATTTATAATATGGCAAAGAAAACTACTAGTAAGCAAGACGTGAAGAAACCAACTGTTGTCTCTTTAGGTCAATCTGTCAAATTAGACGGAGAGATTAAATGGCCAGAAAATTCTCTCTTAGTTGAACGAATCGAACACGAGAGACAAAACGGTATCGATTATCGAACCCCATTTGTTTCAGAGTGGCATGAGAATGAGAACTATCTGTATGGAAAGAAACCAAAGACATTATCGAAGAGATCAAATATCATGATCCCGTTGATGGCTGGATTCGAAGATACTTTACTCTCGCGACTTAAGACTCCAATCTCTATGGTCTTTGGACCGACAGAATCTTCTGATGTAAATAAGGCGCGTAAGGTTACTGCTCTTCGAGATTTTGAAACTTCTGTTACTAGAGAAGATTGGGAATTCAAAGATATCATGACTAAGAAATTAGCTATGGTTTCTGGAAGAGGTATTAATAAGATCTACTCAGAATATCCTTATCTACATCGATTAGATCCTATTGACCATTATGATTTTTGGGTCGACCCACTTACAAATGGTCTTAGTTTAGAATCCGCTCGATATCTAGGTCAGGATAATATTATTATTTCAAAAGCACAATTAGAAGCGAATAAGTCATACGACAAGAAGAACGTTGCTGAATTGATTAAAGCTTTTTCAGAAGATAATGAACCAAACCCAGATAATGAGAACGAAGAAAAGGCAAATCGAATTTCTACTATTGGTGCAAATTATAATTCATACTTAAAAGCAGGTGATGCATCATATACTTTTACAGAAGCATATACTGAGATTAATGGAATTCGTGCTTATGTTCTCTATAATCGAGAGAAGAAGATTATTATTAAGAAAAGAAAACTTTCTGAGATAACTGGTTTTCTAAATAAAGAACAACGACCATTCTATCCGTTTGAATCTTGGGCGTATTATCCAGATCTCTTTAATTTCTGGAGTCCGTCTCCGATGTCTCGAGTTAGAGAAATCTTTATTCTAAGAAATGTTTCTTTGAATCAAATATTTGATAACTCAGAAGCAAAGAACAAACCGACTCGAGCATATGATCCGAAAACATTTACAGACCCATCGAGATTAGTTTATAGTCCAGATGCCTGGATTCCTGTTGAAGGAGGTAGAGACCCTTCAAAGGGAACGTATACATTTCCAACTGAATCAATTATTGATCCACAACAAGTTTCTACAATCTTAGAAGATCTCGCCGCAAAGATTACTGGTATCTCTTCTGGTGCATCTGGTGTTGAGTCTTCAACTACTAAAGTTGGTATCTATTATGGGAACATGCAAGAGATTGAAAAGAGAATGACTTTATTTGAACTTTCATATAATCGCTTTCACTTAAGACTAGGTGCTAAATACCTATTATACGCTAAAGACAGATTAGATAAAGAAACTGCTATTAAAGTTATTGGTCCGAATGGTGTTGAATATGAAGAAATTACACAAGATGATTTAGTTGACTTTGATATTACAATTACAGGTGGTCTTTCTCAAGCAAACGAAGATCTTCTTACGAAGAAAGCTAAAGGAGACTTCTTAGCTCAGAATGCTCTTAGTCAATTATTGAACCAGAGAGTTCGACTTGAACTTGGGATGGGGTTAGCTGGTTTTGGACAAGATGATATTAAACGAGCACTTGAACCGAATCTTCTAGACGAGAAACAATTGATCAGAGCAGATGAAGATATTCAGAAACTTTTGTTAGGAACGAAATTCAAACAGTATCTTAAAGCAGACACTACATACATGCAGAGATTATTTGATTATGTAATGAACAATGATCTCGACAAGAAAGACGAAGAAACATTACTTACATATCTCAGAGAGATCCAACCTATTGTTATTCGAAATATGTATTTGAAAGCTCAGATGGACTTAGCTAAAAGAGGTATGCAAAATACTGGTCAACAACCAGGACCCGCAGGAGATTCACCTATGCTCGAAGGAGCGAAGAATGCTATGCCAGCATCTCCGAATGATGTAAATTCTCAAGGAGCTGCTACAATGCAAGAAGCTGGAACAATACCGTCAGCAATTCAATCTCAATATTAACATATGAATCAAAATGAAACATTCTCGACAGATGAAAGTTTCTCGCAACTCTCTCTCGAATTCCCTTCGAAAGAGGATCAAGAAATTATTCAAGAAAGGAAAAAAAGTTATTCTGAAGCTTCGGAACTTGCTGTTCTCTTAGAAGGTACAGCAGGCCAGAAACTTATTGAATGGTTAGATAAAGAGATTACTCGTGTTCTTCTTCTTCTAATTGCTACAAGAGAAGACTCGTATATCTCAGATGTCAAAAGTTTATTAGAAATTAAGTCAAAATTAATTAATGCAGGTTCAATCAAGTCTTCAATTGAAACTTGGTTACATGCTCCACAAAATTATGAGTCGTAAAAAAGTTAGTGAGGAAACTCTTTTTGAAGAATCTGATGTTGAACATACAGTAACAGAAGATGATCTCATTAAGAATCCAGAGTTAAAGAAAGAAGGTGTAGAAGTCGGGGACACTATTGGTATTCCTAAAGAAGAACCAGTGATTGATCCATTAACTTCTGCTACTACAGATGCTACTAAAGAAATGTTAAGCAAACGATTCGGAGTTAAGAAACTTGGAGAAGGTCGTTATGCTGTAGTGAAAGAAGACGGTGAACTAATTCGTATTTATGAAGAAGAAACTTGCATAGAGATGTCAGCAAGAGATTCTGCTATCATGTTTGCTAATAAGTTAAGTACGAAGTCCTCAATCTTTGTTATTTAGTTATTTAATATCGACCGCCACGTCATTAAACTAGTTATTAGGGTTGCAACCGTAATAGCTAACTTGATTGGTGTTCTACCAATTTTCTATGTCAAAACAAGACAAAGACTTCATTGACCCCATTACTGGGTTAATCACTGAAGATGACGATTCAGTTGATGAATCGGGAAAAACAGATCAACCTGGGGAGAGCAAACCAGAAACAATTGCTAAGGCCGAGGAAGAGAAACTAGAGACAACTCATGTTGTAACTGATACTTCCTATCGACCGTCTACTGACTCAACTAAGCAACAGAAGAAAACTCTTGAGACTGGAACAGTACCTTTAGCGGTATTTCTAGAACTCAAGAATGACTTCAAGGAACTTAAGAAGAATTTAGTAGATGACGCTTTAACAAACAAAGAACTGGAAGACTTTGCTGAATCATCTGGAATTGATGTAGCGAAAGCTGCTCAATTTGTGGAGATGATCAAGAAATCTGCTAAAGAAGAAATTCTTCAAGAAGTAGATGCTAGAGTTAACCCAATTGTTTCAGAGAAGATTACATCTGACAATGAAACTTTATTTAACGCTGACTTCGAAAGAACAATCGTTAGTAAATATCCTGAACTTTCTGGAATGAAGGAAAAATTCAAAGCAATTGCTTTTTCAAAAGATTTTATTCATCTACAGACTCTTGAAGACATCAGAAAGGAATTCTTTTCAACTGTTCAATCTCAAGGTGTAGATACTACCAAAAAGGAAACAACTGAAGGTGGTTCTACTGGTGCAAGTGATAAGGCAGGAGAAGAGATTAATTTCGAACACCCAACAGATGCTCAACATGCAAAGATTCTGGCTGATCCAATACTTCGAGAGAAGTATTACGATTGGCAGGATTCACATCCTGTTCGCTAACATTTAAGAAACTATGTCTACCCTTTCTGTTTTTCGCGAAGGGTTCTCTCCGAGGTATCAAGATATTCTAAACAAGACCCTTATTGGAATGAAGTTTGCCAATACTCGTTTAGAATCTGAGTTGACACAAGGAAAGAAATGCCATCGCACAATAGCTGACTTCTCTGATACCTATGTAAGAGATGTTGTACGCTATGCAGACCGTGCTATCGGTTCACTAGGTGATTCTGATGAATACATTGAAATTGATAAGCAAAAAGCTGTTGATTTCAAAATTGATGATTGGGATAAGTTACAAAATGGTCCACGACGTATTGGTGAATTAGCTGGTAAACAGTGTGCTATGAAATTACGTAGATACATTGATGCTGATATTCTATATCAGACTATTAACGCTGCTGATTCTTTTGACGACGGAGATATTGCTGGTACTCCTGGCAATGGCATTACTTTAACAACGACTAACCTAGCTCAGGTTATTTCTGAAGCTCAAGCTAAGTTACTTGCTAATAATGTCGACGATAACGGAGACTTAGGTTTTGCATTTGATCCATACGTTGGTTCGATTATTAATCAGACTTTAATTGGTAAGAATATTGCTTTAACAGATCTTACTTTTAAGAATGGTTATACAGGTCCAATTGTTGGTTTTCAGGGTTATGTTTCAAACAACTTGACGTTTACTGGTACTTTAACGATTTCAGATCAAGTTTCAGAAAGTGATACTGTTACTATCAATGGTGTTGTATTTACATTTAATGCTACTCCATCAGGAGCTGGTTCAGTTGATATTGGTGGAGATGCTCAAGGTTCATTGGATAACTTGATTCTAGCTATCAATGGTGGTGCAGTAGGTACGACTTACATTGCGTTAAGTGATGCAGATCGTTTAATCTTAACCAATTCTCGTGTTGTTGCTGTTAAGTCTGGTACTACTAAGATTCTGATTACTGCTACAGGTGCAGGTCGTATCTCTTGTACTGAAGTCTTGACTCATGCGAATAACATTTGGAGTAAGAAAATGATCCACTGTCCTATTGGTCGTATGAAACAGATTGATGTTGTTATTCAACAAGACGTCAAAGCTGATCTACGCCCAGAACCTCGCCAAAAGACTGTTAACGTCTTAACAGATGCTTTATACGGTATGAAAGTATTTTCAGACGGTGCTGCTAACTTCTTCGATCTACAGATTGCTGTTAGTTAGTCTACTCTGCTCAGGATCTATTCCTGGGCAGGAATAATCTTACTAGCATGGACCAAATTATTGTTGCAAATCTAGAAGCAAATATTACTAAACTTATTAGAGAGTTGAAGGAAGGTTTGAATCTAGCAATTAAAGGAATTCCTCAATCTGATTATGATAGTCAAGAATTGATTAATGCAATCAATCGAATTAAGTTAGAGAAGAATGATTTGACAGGTCTCAGTAAAACGATTGATTCAATTTCTTCAAAAGTACAAGAACTTGTAGATAAGAAAGTTGAGTTTAATATAGATGATCTTAGAATCTCTCTTAAAAGTATAGACGATACGTTTAAGAAGTTTAAGATCGAGAATCCAGATCTCTCGAAGATAGAACAATCATTGTCGAAGTTACTTCTCGCTGTTAGTTCTATTCGTATACCAGAACACGAGAGACTTCCAAAAACGTTTCCATTACCAGAAGAACAGATACAAGCATTAAAGTTTGTACTTAGTAAAGATTTTGTTTCTACAGTTGAGGGTATCAAAAAAGCAATTGAGAATTTACGTATCTCTGGTGGAGGTGGTGGAGCAGATGTTGTAGGTATTAAGAATCTAGTAAATGGGAAAGAAGTAAGAGCAACTATAGCGACTGATGAAACTGCACAATCTATTGCTGGCTTTAATATTCCAGCTCACGATTATATTGCTGTAACTTATCCAACAACTTCTTCAGAGGTCTATACCTATAAAGTTGGTGGTTCAGGTGGAACTACGGTTGGAGTTATAACGGTAGTCTATACAAGTAGCACTAAGGAAGTTTTAACAAGTGTAACAAAATCGTAATGTACAAGTTTAATCCATTCACAGGTAATTTAGACCTAGTTCGTTCTTTATCTGGATACATTCCTTATACTGGAGCAACCGCTGATGTTAAGTTAGGTTCTCATAATTTATCTGTTTCTGGAGTAACGGTTAGTAAGTTTTTGGAGATTTCTGGTTTGTTGAAAGAGAGTTATTGGGTGTATACTGGAAATGGACCAGTCATAGGAAGTAAAAATGAATTAGTGGCAATAGCTGGTAATCTTTGTATCTCAATGTTTCTACCAAATGTTGTCGATAAATTGGTTTATACAGTAGTTAATGGTTCTGATGTTTATGATTTATGGGTTGGAACAGCCGATACGGCGTTGATAAATGGTTCGTCATCAATAACATTAGCTCCTCAAGAATGTGTTTCTGTTATTTGTGATGGACATAATTGGTATATTACTAGTATTAGTGGTTCATCAACTCCAGCTTCGGGAGAAAACTTTAGTTATAATATAATAGATAGTGACCTTACAATTGATTCAGGACAACAAATGGCAGTATTTGGAGAATTAGAATTAAACGCGGAGTTAATTATAAATGGTCAATTAGTAATGGAAATATAAACATATGTCAACAATAAGATTTGCAGAAGAGACAGCACCAGCAACACCAGGAGCTGGAAAAGTAGTTGTTTATGCTGATACGGCTGATAGTTTAATTAAACAAAAAGATGACGCTGGTAATGTTAAGATTTTAACTAACGGTCCCATTGCTGTATCTGATTTAGCAGATGGCACGGACGGTGAGTTAATTACTTGGGATTCTGATGGTCATCCAGACACGGTAGCAACTGGAACTGCTGCTCAAGTTTTGACTTCTAATGGGGCGGGAACAGCACCAACTTTTCAAAATGCTGCTGCTGGTTTTTCAGACCCGATGACTACTCGTGGAGATATAATTTATAAAAATAGTGCTGGAAATACTACAAGACTTGGAGCTGGAACTGTTGGACAAGTTTTAACTAGTGATGGAACAGATATTGCTTGGGACGATGCGAGCGGAGCAGACCATAACCTTTTATCAGCAACCCATCCTGACAGCACAGTTGATACTGTTGTTCGTGGTGATATTATTACTGGTCAAGGTGCTACTCCAAAATGGACTAGATTAGCATTTCCCGGAACTCCTGCTGGTAAAGTTTTAATTGCTACTGCCACTGATGTTGCTTGGAGTGATAGTGCTTTAGGAACAGCTGCTTATGCGGCAACTGGTGATTTTGCTTCTGCTACTCACGCTTCATCTCACGCTGTTGGTGGTGGAGATACAGTTTTTCCAGCAGACCCTGGTTCAGATAAGTTTTTAATGTGGGATGATGACCCAGGTGCTTTGGTTTGGGCAGACGTTCCTGCCGCTGGAGCTAATACTGCTTTAAGCAATTTAGCGAGTGTAGCAATAAATACATCTTTAATTTCTGATACCGACTCTACTGATGATTTAGGTTCATCTAGTATTTACTGGGCTAATGCGTATATAGATAAGATTTATTTAGATAGCGACTCGACTATTGAAGCTTCAGATGTTGACGCTTGGAATGCTTTAGTAACTTTTCCTGGATTTGGAACTTTATCTGGAGATTATCCCGATGATACTCCGTGGACAGGAATGGGATATTTAACTTCTTTATCGGGAGCAGTTTTGACTTCTCAATCAACTCCACAGACTATTGGAGCAACTGATTCAAGATTAGCAATGCTTTGGGTGACAGACATAACCGTAACCAACGATATTGCTGGAGATATTACTGGTAATTCTGCCACTGTTACAACTAATGCCAATTTAACTGGAATTGTGACTTCAGTTGGCAATGCAACTTCAATAGCCGCTGGAGCAATTACTGCTAGTATGTTACAGGCAGCAGCAGCAGATTTAGGTGCGGCCAATGTTGACATCAATTTAGGAAATACTAATGGAGCTTATGTAACTAATTTAACCACCGATGGAACGATAACTGCTACCGTTGGATTTGCTGGACCTCTTAATGGCACGATTGGTGCTACAACTCCTTCTACCGTTGTTGGAACAACTATAACTGCTAACACTGGATTTGTTCCAGATGCTAACGATGGTGCTTATTTAGGAACAACTGCGCTTGGTTTCTCAGACTTATTCTTAGCAGAGGGTGGTGTAATAAATTGGGACAATGGAGATGTAACTTTAACTCAAACAGATAATTCATTAACATTAGCTGGTGGTGATTTGATAATGGCTACATCATTAGGTTCAACTGGAGTAAGAGTATTAAAGGGTTGGTTTACAGATTTAGAAGTTACTAATCCTATTAATGCCAACGTCAATGGTTCTTCTGCTACTGTAGTAGGATTAGCTTTGAACTCTGGAACACTTACTTTAATTGGAGCTGATAATTTAACCTTAAATACTACTGCCTCTACTGATATTACCCTACCAACAACTGGAACTTTAGCTACTTTAGCTGGGACAGAAGTATTAAGCAATAAGGTATTAACTGCTCCTCAAATAAACGATACATCTTCCGACCATCAATACATTTTTGATGTAGCAGAATTAACAGCAGATAGAACTATTTCTTTGCCTTTATTAACTAGCAATGATGAATTTATATTTAAGGTTCATCCTCAAACACTTACACATAAAACAATAGAATTAGACCCGACTCCAGATGCTGATGTATCTGTGGAAGGTATTACAGCTACGATGACTGTTGGTGAAAATGTAGTCTTCGGAGATTTTCTATATTACAAGTCAGATGGGAAACTATGGAAAGCAAAATCAGACGATCCGACAACTATGCCAGTTATGGCAATGGCGAGTCATTCAATTTCGGCGGATGCTGCTGGAGTAGTTTTACTGAGAGGATTTGCTAGAAGAGATTCTTGGAACTGGGGAACAGTAGGCGGAACTTTATATCCTAGTAATGTAACAGGTGGAGAAGCAATTTTAACTCTACCTAGCAATACAGGAGACCAGATACAAGCGATTGGAACAGCTACCCACGCTGATAGGATATGGTTTAATCCAGATTTAACATTGATTGAGATAGTATAGTATGTCATCTTTATCTAAAATAAACAATGTTTCTTTGGTAAATATCTCAAAGATAAATGGGATAAGTATTGATAATATTTACAAAGTTAGCGATGTTCCCGTCCTTGCTGGTGGTTGG